TCACTTAAAAATCTTTTACACATGTTCGTGCATAATTAAAGATATAGTAAAGCACTGATTAATTCAATGTATTTATGAAGTATGTAAATAGATACTCTCTCCAACACTAATAAATAGGATTGGAAAGAGTATACTTTGCTATTTTATATCGTGGTACCAACGAGTCTCATAGAAATCTTGATAACCACCACTGACATTACCAGTAGCATCATTTGTTGCGCGTGTCATAACGACGACTGATTTCCCTTTAAATTGTTTAGCATTAAAGTTCACATCATAACCGACATTGCCAGCCGTTTTATATGCTGCATTCACATCCGGCCGTGAAACTCCTGGAGCTTTTTGACGTGCTAATTCTTTGCCGGTAGTCCGATCGATGATAAACACATATTGATACTTGTAGTTAGCAACGTGCCATCCGCGAGCTTTTAATGTATCCCCGATTCTACCCCACTGATCAACATGTCCATAATTGGCTGATGGTTGATACATCACTGAGTACCCTGCTCCTGCTGTTGTTGGATCAGTAACAGATGGTTTGCTTGAATTGTTTGGCTCTGATGGTGTGCTAGTTCCTCCTACGCCATACAACAGATCGTGTTGCAATTGAGCTTTGCTTATCCCCATCTGTGCTAGGTAACCATATGGGTCAACATGATCCCCACCGTAGTTTTGAGTAACCCACCAGTGAGATTTAATCCCACGTCCCACACCATCTAGGGTTAGCGGAATATTATAGGTCTTTGCTGCATCACGAGCCAGATCAATATAAGCTTTGTAGTTCGATTGGAACTTAGCTCTATTCGTTGTATGTTCCAACTCAATTTGCACCGGAGCATAAGGATTTGCATTCAATGCTCCATATGAAATATACCCCCACTGACCGACACGATAGACAGTCCCGTAATCACCGACGATATCAGTCGTATAGGCAGAACGCCAATTGTTGCGCATGTAGGTAGCTTCATTCCGTCCAGAAGGCTCACGCAAGTTTCCTGTTTCATGCAAGATAATATAATCTAGACTTGCTAAACGCGAGTCGCCTTCGTAGGTTCCGAGATTGAACTCGTTGTTGATCGTATACGCAAAGCTACTTGTCGGCAATAAAAAAAGAGCCATTAAAAGGCTCAGCAAAGTAATTTTATTTTTCATTTAGTCCTCCTTGTTTGATCCATCAGATTTGAAACTATCTAAAAAACGTTGAAATAAATCAGTCGTGCCGCCTAATTTCTGGTAGTTCTCCAAAATTGATTTCAGTTCCATCAGTAAATAACCTACATAGAGCGTGTACAGTAATGCGGTACCTGCTGCTCCCGGTACGATCACTGACAAAGGAATAAAAAACACCAGTAAAAACACACTGACAATTTTTCGTAAGATACCATTAATCCCAATCTTTGATTTAAATTCAATATCTGGATTAATCTTTGCTGCAATTGTTCCTGTTAGAAAATCAATTACCATCGCTCCGCATATTAGCATTAATACAAATAAAATTTTCTGATCCTCGGTTTCCAAAAAGTGCCTAAAATAATCGAACATATCCATTTTTCCCTCTTCCTTCCTAAATTAAAAAAACACTCAAAAGTGTACTATGGTAATAAAGTATTAGTTTCGACCAAACTAACTCCATTTAATTTCAATCGGTTCATTTCTGTTTGGGATTCAACATTATACACATGGATGTAGTTCGTTTTCTTTCTGCATTCTGCTATTAAGTCATTTGATGCAATACTCAAAGGCATAGATACAAACGCTCTTTTATATGCTGATATTTCATCAAGAGCCTTTTCAGCCTGCGTTGTATTATCTGTCATCCAAGTTACACATGCATCTGGATACTTGCTAGTAAGATAATCTCTCTGAGTTTTGTTAGTCAAAACAAAGAAACACCAATCATAAAGTTTGTATTCTTTGAGTAATGTTATAACTTTTGTGATAAATACATCGTCTGTCCAATCCCATTTTGAACCATCAACATTGATAACAATTTTTTGACCCGTCAACACTTCCAAGGCTTCTGCAAACGTTGGAATTCGCATTGTTTTACTTGCTAAATTAGGGTAGTTATCAGTTTTGAGCTTAAATGATTTTAGTTTCTCCATTGTCATGTCTTTCGCAATTCCTGTACCATTAGTCGTTCTGTCTACAGTAGGATCATGCATCAAGAAAATTTGACCATCCGCGCTCATTTGTATATCAATTTCAACTGCACCATAACCACGAGCAACCGCCTCTTGTAAAGACTCAATAGAGTTTTCAGGTGCAAAAACGGTTGCCCCTCGGTGAGCTGAAAGCCGAAAATTTTCAACTTCCAGCCACACTGGGAAACGGATCATCTGTATACCATGAGCCACTAACCCAATGATTACCAGTAACCTTGTTTCCGATTCTGATAAAGTTTGTACCACGTCTTTCAGCGAAAGCCACTCCTCTGTACTCATCTGCATTAACATACTTCGCCATAGCAAGCGGAACGTTCCAAATAAAATCATCAAATTCGGTACTCAACCTGAATCCTTGTGGGATTTTAAAGTAACCAGGGGTATAAATACCCGTCGATCTATTAAAATTGATGCGGCAAAAGAAATCGACACGGTCACCACGGCGCTTGAAAACACCTTCTAATGTATCTATCCATGTCGCAGCATTTGCGTCTGGAACTTGTGATTTATCAGTGATTTTGTATTCCGCTACTTTATTCACGTTATCAACAAATAGTGCAACGCCTTTCGGTGTCATCAGTTTATTCTCAATCTCAGGATCAATCGATTCTGTTTCGTTAGCAGCACTATAGTTTGGAACATTTCCTAAACCAACTTTGGACTTAGTTAAATCAGTTAATTTCGCATAGTTGGTTTCCACATCTGTTTTTTTTGCGTAAGTTTGCTCAACATCCGTTTTGCCTGCGAAATTCTCATCTACTTCATCTTTCGTATAGACACCTAACTGATCGGCATTCACTTCATGTGGATTATTTTTATCTGCAATATGATTGTCTAAATCTTGTTGATTTGCTTTTAAGGCCAAATCACCCTCATTAGCAAATCCAGATTTATTCAATACAGTTAATGGGTTCAATGAAACTTTTAGCTGGACACCAATATAATCTACATTGATGTTTGCCGCAGTTACACCATTTGAACTGTCACAATAGACAATGACATTTACAAATCCTTTTGAATCAATGAAGTTGTTGTCGTTAATCTCAACCGTGAAATCAGTAAAATCTGTTGCATCGCCTTGAATCTTTGTAGTGTATGAATCTGTTGACTCTAAATACATACCGACTTTTAGATTTTTATTATTTGGAGAGGTTGCTTTCGCTCTGATCGTCAAAGAGAGTGAAATGAAATTATCTTTCATATATTTCACTTTTTGTTCAACCGACATTCCCTCGAATATGCGTGGCGCTAATTCTTCAATGGCTCTAACCGTATCCGACTTATCTAGTAGTTGAGGAATGACACTCCCTTGATTAGCTCCCACTGAAACACCTTGATCATCGCGACCAACTAATTTGTTATAGTTTTCCTGTGTAATTTCTGTCCATGTTGCGGATGGTTTTTTCAAGCTCGTAGCTGTGTAATCCGTATAAACGCTGTGAGGATTTGCAACGGTATTGCCAGCAACTTTACCTGCTAAATCCATCATCTTAGGAACGGCAACCGGACCAGAAAAAAGTTTCATAGCATCAGCATTAGTAATTCGCGTTCCAAAATCAGCGATCAAACGATTTTGTAACGTGTTTTGCTTCACTCCTTGTGTATCTGTTCGTGCCTGAACAATTTCAGGATTACTATCTCCTGATTCTGCCACTAAATCATCAAATTCATTTCGTAGCGCATCGAACTCCTGCTTATTTTGATTCGCTCGCCCTACCGCTTGATTAGATGTATCAACAGCAGTTTTTGAATCTGCGATAGCTTGATCAGCCTTTTTATTAGCTTCAGTTCCAGCAGTCTCCGCGATAGTCTTTGCTTCTTGTCCTGCGACCTTTGCAATATTTGTTGCTTCAGTTGCCGCGTTTGATGCCGTCTGTTTTGCTTCTGCTGCCGCTGTATCTGCTGTTGTCTTTGCAGCTTGTCCAGCATCGGTGGCAATCTTTTTTGCATCTTTAATTCCTTGATCTAAATCAATAGCGTATTGATCAACCTTTTTTGAAGAATCGTTTGACAAGTCAATTGCCTGATTAATTTTTACACGTCCAGCATTTAGTGTGTCATTTTCTTGAATATGTTCTACTGCCAAATTAATCCCCCCTCTACGCTTTAGAAATAGATTCGATCGTCATCTTTTGCTCAATCCGATCCCCAAGCAAAATAAAAGAACCATCCATGTTGTCGGATAGTTCTTTGAATAATTCTTCTATAGTTTTATCCGTTTCAGCGGTGAATCCCTCACCGTCAATTTTTTTCACTTTAATTTTCATTAAAATTGTCCTCCTAGTTGGGATTGAATAAATACACGACATGTCACTTGAGCTTCAATGCGAGCTAACTTATTCGGTTTGATTTGAATAGTATGATTTCCACGTTGAATCTTTCCACTTGAAGTTTTTCTTAGATAATCAACAATATTCAAGCGGCTTTGACTTGTTTCGTGCTGTGGCAAAATCGTTCCATCGACAATAATATCGACGCGGCTTGCTGAGTCGCTTGCTTGAAAAATTCCCCATTCCAAAGGATGGGTATGTTCTGGTAATACGACATTATGCTTGTGTGATGGAATTTTCACCGTATGTGTATGATTTGGTATCTGTACCGTGTGTGTGTGGCTCGGTATTGATACCCTATGAGAATGCGCTGGTATATTCACACCGAATCCATGTGAATGACTCGGAACATTGATGCTAAAACCATGTGAATGGTTTGGCACGTCCACATTATGTGTATGATTTGCGGCAGAACTTGCAGTTCTAAATGTACCGCCAGCTGCTTCTGCGTATAAAGTTCCGCCACCACCTGCCCTTAATACTGCTTTTGTGCCTGATGGAGCAGGACCAGGCATCACATTAAATACAACGTGATCGTGGGAACCACTAGCGGTAGAGCTTCTAACTGATCCACCCCCGGCATTTGTAGAACCACCTTGATATGATCCGCCGCCTGCAGCGGTCGATCCACCTTGATATGATCCCCCACCGCTTGTAGTGGATTGAACAGACGACCCACCAGAAGAACTTGTTTGACGACTTGAACCACCAGCCGAACTTGTCTGCGTTGATTGGCCACCAGCTTCACTGGTAATTGTCTTCGATCCCCCACCTTTTACGGCCTTCGTGTAGCCTCGGTAACGTTTCGTTTTGAAAGTCAATTCAACAGTGTTCACATGGAAAACATCATCATCCAAGTAAAATTCGATTTCAGCTGGATAAGCGGATTCGCAATTGTCCTGATATGAATAATTCAGAATGTTTGTTGCACCTTGGCTATACGTTTCATTGATTTGTTGCTTACGGCCAAGATCAGACATTGTTGTGTTGATGTCATCCTTCAAGTTACCAAGTTCTAACTCAAGTTCCTGCGGCGCTCCAAATACATCTGATTTAGATTCCTTCTTTATCCGCAAGTTAAAGGACCCGTACTCGTTTGTATTGATCATCACGACAGTTCCTTGTCGCAACTTATCAATATCAAGTGGTGAATCGGTCAGCTTGATTAAATCGGCTGCCTTTACTTTCCAAGATACTTTTGGAATTGACCATTTTTTCAACATATTTAACGCATTGTCTTTCAATGCTTGCGCAATGGTAAAACGCTGATCCACCCAAACGTATTCGATTAACCCATACTTTTTGATAGAGTCAGCATCTTCAACATATTCTTTACCGCCATTCACGGATTTAATATTCAGCTGATTGATGCCTTCACCGGCTCCTAAAGGATACACTCGATTCACTAGGTTGTTAGGATCGCTTTCTATTTCGAACCCTTCCATGTTGTAACCTTCTTGAATCCGACAAATCGGTTCAGTCGGCGGCTTAACAAGGGATAGCTCGAATGGATAAACTTGCGTATTCCATTGCCAAATGTAGTCCTCGTCAAATGCTGCCGGAATAGAAAACAATGCATCTGCAAGGCCGTTCTCATTTTCCCATGCATAGCTGAAATACCTAGTGAACTCACATTTCTTAAGAACCCAATGCTTTGTTTTTTGCTTACCTAGAATGTAATTGATCACATCTGTAGTTGTTCTATTAACTAATTCATGGTAACCAAAAAGGACGCTATCCAATAACGTCCCTAGCACATGCATTGCAGTGTATTTTATTGTGTAATTGCTTTTGTCTTTCTGGATCGTTGACGGCATTATCCGATATAATCCGATGTATTCATCTTCATTGTCCGTAAGCTCAACATACTGCAAAGCTTGAATCATTGCATTTTTCGTGTCATACAGCGGCATCGAAAATTCAATTGATCCGATTTCATTTTCAATTTTTTCATACCCAACATCGTAAGCATTTTCTAGGATAGCTGTATACTCACGACTTAGGTTCATAGCCATTAACAAGTAATCAGCTCCCTATAAATATCGATTTGAATATTTAATTGTTAAATCAAAATCGCCGTCTTTTCCTGAAACATAAAGCGGTTCTTTTGGATAAATGTAAAAATCGTTCATTGGTCGAATCATCGGTTTCCCATTCTTAGTAATATTGAATGTTTGTGTGTCGATCACAATTGTCGCATTGTCAAAGTCTCCTAAGTCTATCGTGTCTGTCCGAGTTCGAATTTTGACACCACGACCCATACCGACAATTTCAATTGTTGGCTTAACCTTCAACCCTTCAACGGTTGGATAGATTTCAAACGGCTGGGCTTCTTTACCTGTGTCACCCATCAAATACCCTTGATGTTGAAACGTGATAATGTCAGAACCCCAATAAGCGCCACCTTCAAAAATGATCGGCATCAGGACGGCACCCGAACCAGTATTTCCAAGCAAATAGTTCGCCTGAAATGTAATGATTTCTGATCCCCACATTACGGACGTTGCATCGCTTTTCGTATACTTGTACGGATCGCCGCAAGTGATTGTGAAACTACCAGTCGCCCAATAATGACCGGAATCTACTTTGTCTATTGTTGCCTTTGTTCCTTTGAAAATCATTTCTGGTTCATCATTGAACCAAATTGGAACTTCTTTTTCGGTGAACAAAGCCACGTTAAGTTTGTTGAACTTGTCTCTGTAGGATGAATCATCTTCGGCTTTCAAAAAGAACGTAACTTCAAGCTCTCGTGCTGGAATTCGATTATAGATGTGTCTTTCCCCATCTCGAATTCCAAGTTGAGAATACTCGTTATTCGTTTCAAAAAGTTCCCTTCCCTCAACATCAAGTGTTGTGTATCCAGGAACCAAGTCTTCTAAAAACTTGCCATCAATATTCATTGCTCTTGCAGGTAATTTCTTTTCAAGTGTTACTGTCATCGGAAACTACCTCGCAATCCACGCCGTCCATCTTGGCGTTGTTGTCTCTTGTACAATGCCTCTGCAATCTTTTCGATGTCAGCCTCTTCTCGTACAACAAACGTTGCTCCATCCATCATGCCGTGGTTATCAAAGATTACTGAAGAATCCCCACCGTATTCACCGCTTGCTTGTCTTGCACTAATATTTTGTGCATCGATCGATGCTGCAGCAAATGACAATTGCGGATTTAATGAATCATCTGAGAAAACTGTCGGATCGATACCATCAGAAATAATATTCTGAATTTCATCGGCCATGCTAGACACTGTACTTTTAACGTTAGCAAATCGATTTTCAAGACCTTTATTCAGCCCATCCATAATCGCGTTACCAGCTGGGATCAAAAGTTTCTTGTCGTAACTAATTGGTCCTTTATGGTCTTTGATCCAGTCACCAATACCGCCGATAAAGCTTTTGACATCCTCATATTTTTGTCTAAGTCCATTCAAGAACCCTTCGATGATCGCTTGACCAGCTGCGAAAAGATCAATTTGAGATAGTGAGTCGAACACACCTCTAATCGTGTCAATCGCATTGGACACGGTATTTTTGGCGCTATCCATAAAGTTTGAAATTGTAGCGACAATTCCTTCAAAGATGCTAGAAACAATCTGTTTGATTCCTTCCCAAACCTGCGACCAGTCACCCTTGATTGCTCCTGTGATTACTTTAATAATTCCTTGAATCACACCCATCACGGTTTGGATCACAATACTAATCTGATTGAAGATAGTAGTGATTGTTGATAGCAAATTGTTCACTACACCAGTGATCAGAGCCTTAATCGCTCCCCATACTGCGGAAGTGAAATTTTGAATCGTTGATCCCCATGTGTTCCAGAAATTCTGGATATTGGTCAAAACAGTTTGAACTACTAACTGAACCAAATTTAGGATGGATTGAATGGTCGTCATAATGGAATTCCAAATAGTTTGAGCGGTTGTCAAAAACGATTGTTGATTTGCATTCCACCATGCAGTGACTGCGCCCCAAATAGTTTTAATAAACTCAGCAATTCCAGAAATGAGCGGATTCAATAATTCAGAAATGGTTGTCCATATCTGAATGACTGCCTCTTTGAAGCCTTCATTCGTATTCCATAGATAAACAAATGCAGCGGTTAAAGCGCCGACTGCAATTGCTACCACTCCAACTGGTCCTAATAACGTAGTAAACACTGTGATTAAACCTTTGATTCCAAGATTCGAAAGACCTAGGAAAACAGTTTTTAATGCTCCTGCTGCGACAGATAATTTACTAAAAATCGCTGCCACACCAGTTACGGCTTTGAAGGCGCCGAATCCAGCAACAAGGGCTGTTACTGCAACACCTAAGCCCTTCATGATTCCCTCGTTCGCTCGGACCCAATCAATCATTTTCTGTAAAGCTGGTACGACTGTATTCATGACTACTTCCATGACTGCAGCACTCATATCCCAAAAGATTTGAAGTACCTTGTCCAAAATAGGAACGACAAATTCCACAATCCCATCAAAGGCCATTCGAAAAACATCGATCGCTAACGGGATAGCATAGGATAACACTGTTGTAATTCCAACAGCCCATGTGCTAATAATTCCACCTAGTTTAGTGAAAACTGGCTCTAAGGAAACAAGCAAACTTCTAAAAGAATCATCAAGTTCAGTCAGTCGATCCTTTACTTGGTAACCCATGTTTTTTACATTCGCTACTACTTGACCAAAGGCAAACTTTAAATTTGCAATGAGACCTGTGAAAGCTGACGGCAAGCCTACTGAGCCAAACATACTTGTAAAAGCTTCTTGTACGTATGGAATTGACGCTTTAATCAAAGTAACGATCGCGCCTGGTATCGCTTTGACAATGTTCATGACCATCGGAATAAAGTTCCCAACGAAAAATGTTGAAGTCGTCTCCGCCAATTGATTCAATGAAGGTTGGATATCTTGACCGAGCGCCATTTTACCAAGGACGTTAGACGCTGCGGCTTTCATTGCTGCAAATGATCCGCTGAAAGTTTCAGCAGCTTCTTTTGCGGTAGTACCTGTAATGTCTAAGTTCTCTTGTATAGCATGGATCGCATTGTAAACATCACTTAAATTATTGATGTCATACTTAACACCCGTGAGCTTTTCAGCATCGGCAAGTAGCCGCTTCATTTCTTCTTGGGTACCGCCATAACCTAGTTTCAAGTTATCTAGCATGGTATAGTTCTGTTTTGCGAACCCCTGATAGGCGTTTTGAATGTCGCCCATGTTGGTACCCATCTTATTGGCATTATCAGACATGTCAATCATGGCCATGTTTGCAACGTCTGCGGCTTTCTCGGTGTCGCCACCAACCGACTGCAGCAAACTAGCACTAAAACTCGTCACGTTTTCCATGTAGTCATTGGCAGATAGTCCGGAAGTTCTATATGCTTCATCTGCATATTTTTTCACTTTATCCGCGCTGCCTTTAAACAGTGTTTCGATACCGCCAAGGGATTGTTGAAGATTAGCACCTTCAGTTAGAGCCGCACCGATTGATTTTCCGATTGCTGCAGTAGCAATCACGCCTTTTACAACCGTAACCAATCTACTAGCCAGATTATTCCCAGCACTGGTACCAGCCGCCGAGGCTTCTGGGTCTAATTGATTTCTGATTGCTCCGCTGATTCCTTTTGCCGATGGTACAATCTGAACATAAGCCTGACCTAAATCCGTTGCCATTAATCTCCACCTCCGCTCGCTGCTTGTTTAAGTAACTCTTTTCTTCTTTCTTCGAAATCCTCGCCTGAATTGAATACGACTGTTTCTCTTTGCTTCGTTTTGTTTTGATTGAATGCATCCAAGATCATTGGTGGACGGTTTCTCCCTTTCTGGCCATCTTTCGTCTTGGTCCATAAAAGAACACTGATTTTGTCAGACAGACCAGCTAAAAGAAGTGTTTCCATTGGAATGATTTGATTACTCATTCGCATTTTGATTCTGGAATCTTCACTTAAACCACAAGAAAAGACAGCTACCTTCAATAAAGGTAACTGCCTGTAGTCGTATATTTGATAAGTCTCGGCTAGATCACAAATCAATGCATCTTCATCGAGCTTGATCATTCTAGCAAGGGTTATTATTTTTTTAATTCGGCCTGCTTTTGCAGAATTTCTGTAATTTCCGCTTCCATCAGATCGCTAGGAACAAAACCATCCTTTGTTCGCAAGTGATCCTTTAATTTTTTGGTCTGTTCTTTACCTAACATGAGGTTAACAACTTTCCCCATTAAAAGTGGATTATCTTCTAGCTCGCCAAGTGTTTCCGCTAATTCATAGTTATTTAGACGGTCTTTTGAAATGTTGTAATCAAATCCTGATTTTGTCGTTCCTGTTATGTTGTCCTTTTTGGCCATTAATCGCCGCCTCCTTCAATTGCTGGTTTTTGGATGTATTCATAGTGAGTATTTTCTTTTGTATCTGGAAGAGCCGCAATCGTTGTTTCGTATCCGCTCGCTTCGTCATCTTTGTAGACAATTTCGCCAACTTCGGAAACCTTACCGATCGGAATAACAATCCGTTTCAAAATGCCACCTTTAAGAACCATTTCAACAACCAAGCAATGTTCTTCCATAGGTGAAGAGTTCGCTTTGATCGTGATTCCAGTTTCCAATGTGCCATCTACATTCTTGTCGCCGTAAACCTCTTTTAGTACATCTGGATTTAAGGCTTCAATCAATGTATATGAAAAAGTGTCCGCCTTCTCTGTTTGCACATTATCAACAACATCACCGCCCCAAGCTTTAATATTGTCTGTTTCTGGCGAGTTCGAGTTGGTCATCCCATCCTCTGAAATATAACCCAAGCTTTTAAATGCAGCGCCTAATGCTGTTGTTGCGTCTGTTGGCAATGTTGTGCCTAATGGCGCCGAATAAACAGCACCGCCGACCTTCGGTTTTGCTGTTGTCACGTATTTTACATCTGACATATGTTTACCTCCTAATAATGGTTAATGTCGAATACCGCTTGATAGCGATATTCTTTCGTTTCTGTGTCCGTAAAGTTATAGTCACTGTTGAGCTTAATCTTACTGATAGAATTAAGTGTGATCATTGATTTAACAGCAACTTTTAATTTTTCGTTCAATGCTGCTGCCTCGTACAATGAAGGAGCATAGCTTTGAAAAGCAAAAGTTGAAGACGGCAGATAATTGTTGCTGCCGCCGCTAGTTTTTTCAAAGAGAACATACTTTTCCGGCGGTTTTTCTGGACGCTCTAAAAAAGACGGTACAGATAAATGACCGTCTAGGAATTCTTTAATTACAGTCTCGATCACTTACCGCACCGCCTTCAAAAGTGTATTGTTTTTCTTGTTATCTCGTTTGGCTTTGTATGAATCCGCGTAAACCATCGCATTCGCCCGTGTCTTTCCGACATAAACATCCTGAGCATATCCTTCGCCTGCACGGTTTTTAATACCCATTGCCTTCTCTTCTAAAAGGCCCTGCATTTCGGAAGATTTTAGTAATTGGCCAACGCCATCATAATTCAGTTTGAATTTCATTTTAGCCATAGCGTTCCACCATCACTTTCTTATTCCAGTCGAGCGGAATTAAGTCCTCAATCCCTTCAGTTGGAAAACCAACAGTTCGCCATCGCTTACCAAAGAATTTCACTTCTTTATTTTCCCAATCGTGAGAGTCGCCTTTTGGAATAGCTAACGTGTACACGGCTTTCTTTCCTGTCAAATTCAATTGATTAACAACATCATCGGAAGATGTTGGTTGAATCAAAACATTTTCGACTTCAATATCTTTGTCTTGATATATTGGTTTTCCAAACGGGTCTTTTCCAGTCTCGACTTTATCAACAAGGATAATTGTTATGCCTTTCAATTTGGCCATAAGGTTCAATCACTCCCATTCTTTGACGGCGTAAGCCTAAACGTTTAAGCTCTGTATCTTTGATGAACAAGCCTCCGCCTGGAACAAGATAGGACCCTGAAACGCTGTAGCCCATTGCGCCCTCTGAGAACTGCGTCATTGGCTCCTGATCAGTTGAAGTCATAAGTGAACGAGCAACCACATCGACCACTACAGACTTAACGACAGTCGCATAAGATGGACGTTCCTTTGTCATCGCGTCTAGGTCTTTGCCGACTTTGTGTGCTTCCTCTCTCAACGAATCAGAAACAACCTCAAGCAAAGACTCTGCACGATCCACTTCATCCATCTTAAGAGTGCGCCATAAATTACTTAAATCAGTAATCGTTGCGAATGGTTGCATGTGATCACTCCCCTTGCATCATCAAATCATACAGTTCTTGTTTTTTAGCACGAGGATCATACTTGATTTTCATTGCATCTAGTTCCTGCATAATGTCTTTTTTAGTGACATCTGCTAAATCATCAGAAGAAACTTTTGCCGCATCTTCTTGTTCAGGTTCATTGTCTGTTGTTGTTTCTTCAATTTCTTGAGCATCATTAACCTGTTCTTGTTCTTCATCAATTAACTTCCAGTTTCCGCCGCTAACAACACAAGGCGTGGAAATGACCACGCCTGTTCTAGTATTTTTGTAATTCATGCTATTCGCCACCTCCGGTAGTTTTAACAATACGAGCAAAGCTGTTAGCGTCCATGATTCCCCATCCTAAGAATGTTTCAGAACGTAGGTAAACTTGGTTGTATCCTTTCAAGTCATTACCTGAGTTGTCTGGATCACCATATTCGATAACTTCTAATGGAATCTCTTTTGCAAATCCCCATTGGAAGAAATTAGCAAAATCCCCAATGATGGCCACGTCATTAGAGCCACCAGAAACCGTATTATTAATATCAGCTTTTAGGCCATTGATAGAACCTGGATTAGCTCCCCAAGCAAGTTCAGGGAACAAACGAATATTTGTGTCTCCGCCTGTGCGCATTGCTGCTAATGCTGCCGAAAATTGCGTATCTGCCGCTAATCCCGTTACAACGTTTTGCTCCCCTTGAATCAATGCGACAGCTGCTTCGATATTTGCATCTGGATCAGTTGGAGAGAAAGTAACGGTTTGAGTCACTTGGCTGTCGAAATGTTTATCGCCAATGACGGTAGAAGCTGCGCCAGTACGTGGGTTAATACCGTGGAATGCCATTAAATCAATACCACGAGCAAGCTTTTTGGCATATCCTTCGTTAAACCCTTTGATCACATCAATTTTCTTTTCATCAGATGAGTACATGAATTCATCAGAAACACGCGCGCCATACTCAACTTTGATAGGCACCATTTTAACTGGCTCTAATGAAATGCCGCCGTGTGATTTCTTCCCGTTTTCAGCTACAATATCAATTTCAGAATCCATCGTGAAAACAAACTCTGTTTGTCCATCAAATGGAATCGCCTCTTGTTGCGAAAGAATAGCTAACGAGCTTTTGCCTTTTACCTTGTTAATTAGGTCTGTTACTAATTCTGGTTCAAATAAATTACCTCTTGATAATGTTGTCATATTGTTATTCTCCCTCTTTATTTAATCCTTCGATTAATTTTTTATATGGTTCATCTTTTTCGTCACCTAACGGCGGTTCAGTATCTTTTAAAGGTGGTACTGGTTTCTGAGACTTAACAAATCCAGAAAGACGCTCTGCATCAGCTTTCAAACTATCTTCATCCTCACCAACTAAACGGTCAGCAAGATCAAGCGGTAATCCATTTTGAATGGCAATTCGCGTTCTTAAGTTAGCCGTTTCATAGCTAGTCACTTTTGCATTCAACTCAGAAATTGTTTGATCATATTGTGAAGCAGCATTTTTTGATTCTTCTGCAGCTGTCTTTAATGCACCAACTTCATTTTCTAGTTCCTCATTACGAGTTTTGAGCTGGTCATAATCCCCAAATTGCTTTTCCAAGGACTCTTTTTGACGATCCAAGCGCTCCCGAATAATTTGGTCCAACTCTTGTTGTGTTTCAATTACTTTAAAATCTGACATGTTAAACGTCCTTTCTCCTGCTTGCCCGGCAGTTCGGTAATTTTGTGTATTAAAAAAACGACTTCCGAAAAAGTCGCTTAATACCTGATTTGTTGTTTTGCTTTAGGTTTCTTATTAACGCAAGCCCAATGCGCTAGAAGCGCGCTATCCATTAGACTTATATCCATATCATCGAATTGCGACTTATACCCAAATCCACCACTTGAACCAATATTTCGTTTCTCACAATTGGTTACGACAGTGGTTAATGAAGGTTGATCATTGTGGCAAATAGTTTTCTGGAAAATACCTTGTTCCCATGAAGAGTTTGCATTAATGATTTCTGATACCTTTGGTAAAATTGGACTCTTTAACCTAAAGTCTTTCATTTCCTTCACTAAAATACTTTGACCGCTTTGACCATCAATCGTAACTGCAGCTACATCAGCATTCTTAAGAAAATTAATGATCCACTGATTACCGTTTCTAACTGATTGACAATCGATTGTTTCAACAAACACTTTTCCTGATAAAGTTCGAACAGCTATGCTCATTGCAACATTTGCACCATCATTGCCATACTTGATACCTACAAATACAGGGCCTTTGAAAACAGGTAAACGACTGACTTTCAAGCCTTCCCATTCTGTTGCGGAAATTGCAGACTTCTGATTATACTTCGGCCAATATCCTAGCCGCTGAACATTATGGTCCAGTTCATCTTCTCCCAATTCGGCTTCAATTTTTCGTTCGTTCAAGTGATAGCCCATTGATGGATTTGAATTGTACCATGCTTCAACATCGTGAATGTCTTTCATTTCATCAACAGACCATTCCGCCCAGCCTGAATACTTTGATTTACCAAACAGAACCTTATCGCGATAATGAGTAAACACCGTACCAGACGAAACTGGTGTTGGCGGTGTACCGCACATAATTGTCATAGGGTTATCACTATCAGATACCGTATATTTTAAGGCGGACTCCTGTTCAGTCGTATACTCTTGGGCTTCATCGACTACGAGTAGATCAAATCCTTCACCAAGACCACCGCTGGAAGTCCTTGTACGAAATTGAATGACCCCACCACTTTTATACAATTCTAATCGCTCTTGACCCTTTGCCTTAATGGAATTAAAGTCTTCGCCTTCTATATATCCCGAATCTTCAAGCAATTTTTTCACTTGTTCGAATGAAGAGTGTGACGTGCTGATTCTATGAGCAGTGTGTAATATGCTGAGTCCTTCTTCTAATGCATCTAACTCGACTATATACACAATTTCTGTTTTACCATTCCTACGAGGTATGGAGAAACCGAACTTTTGATGAATCCATAATCCTTCGTTATCTATAGCCATCATGGGATTAAGCATGTTTACTTGCCATTCGTAACATTTACGGCCTGTTCGTTGATAGCGGTCAATCGCTCGTTGAGACATGGATTTTTCTTTGTCATATGGCAATATTACCGATTGAGTAGGATGCTGATTACCAAGTCTTACTTTAGTAGTCATGTAGCTCCTCCTTCAATCCCGTTCTGCATGATAACCCTATCGCTGGGAATGCTACTTTCTTTTTTTCTTTTTGCCTACCTGACCTTCAATAGAAACAGTTATGATCACTTTATCGTTCATCTTTTCAGGTACGTTGATTTCTTCTAGCGCCTTTGTGATCGCTTCGCTTGCACTTCTACAGGTAACAAACGTAAAATCACGCCATCGCCCCCACGCTTGACTAAATGAGACTTTGAATACAATCACTTTTTCTTTTCCTCCTTCGGTTTATCTGGCAGACGTTCTCTTGGCAATACAAAAAGCCCGATAATCTGTCTTAGAGTCATCGGGATAGAATACTTATTTTGTTTTGACATAAAACCGCTCCTTTTGGGCACAAAAATAGCACCCAACATTTTTCATTGAGTGCTACTTAATAGGTCCGATCCTCATAGTCAGCTGGAACCTCTACTGGATCATCATTTTTAATTCTTTCCTCGATAAATGCGATTAGTTTCTTTCCGCCTTCGACTGAAAAATCCCAACCTTCAGATTGAGTCATCTCGATGTATTCATACAACGGAAATGTCTTACCGAAATGTAATTCATACTTTTCTACAGCTGGTTCAATGAGTGCCATTGCTCCGTCTTCTGCACTGAACATTTTATTTCACCTTCCTTAAGATGTCGTCTACTAATTTCTCCCAAATCTTCGCTGCATTTGGGAAAACTTCATTCATAATTTTAGCTGATTCTTTGTTTGCTGCTAACTCTGTCATGTGAGCGAAAAACTCTGTTTCAGCTTTCCCGTAGTCTTTCCAATACTTTGACCCGTGGCCAACTCCGAAAGGATAACTCTCAAAGTATCCGGTCGATTCAAGCATATCAGACAACGCCCCATAGGTAGCTAAATCTTCTTTGGCCAACTTTTTATAATCTTCTAAAAATGCTTTCTTGTTCTTTTGCCATTGATCATGTATTCGACTGTATTCTCTATCCCATGCTTCCTTTTCAGCTTTTTTTCTTGGCCTTTTCCCAAGGCTTTCAAGTGTTGGTAGATCACCATTGATAAACTGCCATACATCATTATCTATTGCTTCTTTTAGCGAATAGCTCGGTATTCCAGAAGCATGAGTCGATTTGATTTCGACATCCATCATTTGACCGAGAATTTTCATTCTTTTAGTTTGTCCTGTAGAGTAAGTCGTACTATCCGTTAAAACTTTCGTTCCCAATGTATCGAATGCGTGCCCTAATTCATGGTATACCGTTTGAAATGGCTTTTGATGTGAAGAACCAACAAAACTGGCTTTGCTTAATTGAACACTGCTTCCACTTGCGTATGCACGTACATCCTTAATCTTCATGAAGTCTAGTTGATCGGCCATAGTAGCAAACATTTCTTTCACTCTTGGATTATCAAGACTGTCTAAGTGATTAATGAATTGGCTGTAATAATCTTTTCCGACCTGCGTTTGCATGTTTGTTTTGTTGAGTGCAGCTCTTGCTCTCTTAGAAAGCTCTTTGTCTTTATCGACACCCGCTTTCTTTCTCAACTCTATTTTATCATCTTTATCAGGCCGTCTCCAAATTTTGGACCAAATATTTTGCCGTCTGCTATCTCCTGGGTCGTATTCAACAGTGCAACGACATCGCTCATGTCGTCTATAAATATCATCGGGAGCACTACGGTAATCGTATGATCCTGCTAGACTTTGACACCATTTACATGCATGACCAGAAACGCGGCGAATGATTTTAGGGCGCAAACCACTTCTTGACTGAAATTCTGCATTCTTTTTTATGGAATCATCGACAATACTTTGACTAAAATTTACTATCGGTTCATCAAGCATCCACTTAATTTTATCGAAATCAGGCTCGTTTGATATTCGGTTGATAATCCCATTGATTCGATCCTGATTCATATCAGGGATTTGAGTTTTCAAGTATAACCCTGCGGCTTGATTCAATTGTTTTTGAACATCGCCTGCATAACCGGAAACAAGATCGTAGTTGTTTTTCATCGTTGGTTGAATAATTCGCTCAGCAATGTTGTAGTACATCTTGCCGTCTGGCAATACTTTTTTGGTCAGGTTCTTTGCGTAAATAGAGGCTAATATTTCACCAAGTTCAATTGCAAAACCATTCGCATCTAAATAGGTTGCTTCTTTCTTCTTCAATGCGATTGAAGCATTCTTCAGTTTAGCGCTCTTTTTTGTTCGTTCGTCAAATTGATGTTGAATGGATTCAAGGAGTCCTGGAACAATATCATCCATTGTCATTCGCTCCTTTAATCCCTGTCAGATCACGAATAGTTTCACCGTTGATGTATTCAGGAATTGCCGTGTTTATTTTTTGCACTCCGTCACCAATTAATCCTAGCGTAGACATATCTGCCTCAAATAGCGGCTCCCATTTTGGTTCGGTAGTCATGAACTGACTTCGCATGTATGGGAAATCATCTCTTAAACATGCTGCTAAATATGCCACATTCAAAAAGCCTGATCCAAAACAACGTTGCGCTTTTCTTCCGGCAAGTCTCAAATTCTCGTGACTAGCTTTTATTGCTTCTACACTCGATGGGTTGTCTGAGGCAAACCCTAAATCATCCAATGTTAAACCACTTTCGCCGGCAAATCCAGCTGCAGCAGTTTTAAGTTGCTCGGTGAACGGTGTCATGCTTGATGTTGTGAACTGGCCAAGAGTTGGCTTTTCTCCATCTTCACCTTTTGTGAATTCAAGCATTGCAGAAACCGTTGCTTTCCAACTATCTAACGGTTCTGAATCAGGATCAGTACCAACAACATACTTTTGTGGGAAAGAATAGAACTCAGCCGTCACGTCTGCACGCACCAGTGTTCTTTTTGCATTTCTTTGCCAATACATACCGGCTCGTGTAATTCTTGAACGTCCAAAAGGCCGCACGGCATCCGGTCGATGAATAATCGGAACTAACAACGGATGACCTGTCGGATTATCAAGCGAGAAGTTCTCAACATTCTTATCCGCATAATAAAAGGCTGTTTGATCTCCGGTGAAGTATGCTTCAACTGAAGGTTTGTTGTTTTCATCTCGTTCAAGTACAGCGTACCCTTCCTTAAGCAAGCCTGTAGTTTCATCAATCACACCAGTCGCATTGCTCGCTTCAATAACTTGTAACCGCGGTATTTCGTCCTCTCCGTTTGAAATATAAACAAAAGAACACGATGCTATCAAGGCTGACAACACCGCGCTATCGAAAAATACATCGGGATTATTAGCCCTAAAAATTTCATTTACATCAAAATTGTCATTTGCGAACTCACGAAATATTAATCGATCCGCAAGGCTATCAACTGTTTTTGCTGACCACCCCAAGACTGCTTTGTATTGATCCCTTATTTTTTTCGGAATGGTAAATCCAATTTCATATTCCCTATTTTTCATTGAGTAATGTTCATAACGCATATTCACTCGTGAACGGCGCGAACTCAACTTTTTCTTCAAGTATTCCATTCCTTGCATTCCCATTTAGTCAGCTCCTTAAATGTCGCGCGAGAAAAAATGTACAGTGACTGCGTGAAGGTCGGCTGCTAGCCGGTCGGGGGAGGTATCCCCCCTATATTCTCTTGCGATTACTTCTTTTTATTTTTTGAAACTATTTATTTTTTTGTTGAACTATATAAACCCCAATTAATACTTTGAGGAAGGTTCCTATTACCTATTACTTTCTTTTCTTGCTGATTGTTTTGCTGATTGTTAAACATCTTATCTGACTTCTGTCTGTTGCATGTCCAGTGTGCAAGTTGTAGGTTCTCTATCGCTGATGGATGACCGCCTTTAGATACCGGAATCATGTGGTCAATTACTGGCGACATTGGATCAGGTGACTTCAACTTTTTGTTAACTGGCTTACCACAGATGCCGCAAACAGTTTGAGTCTTAAGAATTCGCTTTTTGTTCTTCTCATATGCCACTCGATGTTTGCCTTGCTTATCTGGTCTAAGAGCCATACGGGGTACTTCTTTCATTCAATTGTCTAATAGACGGTCGGTCTGTTTTTCCCATATTGATCCTCCTAAATAACAAACGGCAGCCATGTTCAAAGGCTGCCGTCACACGTGAAAGAATTGACTTTTCCATAATTAGATTGTGTGAGTAATCTAGTTTATAGATCAATCTCCTTAGAATCACATGTCTTCTTTTGACTCTATTAGAATATCATCGCTTAAACAAGTCTGAAACCAACCCCATTAGTGCAGTTTTTGTGCAACTTTTCTTGAGACTGGACTGCTATCTTCATTTTTAACTCTGACTTATTTAGAAGATATTCATCTAGGTAGTCAATCGACTTCCTTAACTCTGAATGCTTCTTTTGAATATATGAGACACTGTATCCTGTTTCTTCTGAAATCATTTCTAGTGTCATACCTTTAATGTATTTACAGTTCATTATTTGATTATCCAGTCCTTTGAAGGAATCAATAATCACTCTCATTTCGTTCTTTTGTTCATTGAGACACTCTATTTCTCTCTCAATCTGAACAATCTTTTCTTCTAAATTAGCCCCTCTTGAATTCTTTTCTAGTCTGACGTTTGCCAAATCTCCATTAGTCCACCGTTCTAATTCAAGTTTGCTTTTATTTAGATTCCATCTCAGATATAAGATATGCTCATCGATTTCCTGAAAATCTTTCAACCATTGAAATCTCACAAACGCCACCCCTTTATGTTAAAATAGATTTAGGTTAGGTCATCTCGAAAGAGGTGGCTTTTTTTTTACATCTGATTCCTAGCAATGCTTGTAAATGTCCAAATCATCAATGCATTATTAAAGGCTTCCTGTTTCTCTTGCCCTTGCTGTTCTAGTGCCTTTTGCATTTTAACTATATAACTCGCAAAGTCATCATAATTAAACATCAGCTTTCCTCTTTTCCATTCAACGACACCTCACTCAGACCAGTTAAGAATTGTCCAAGATTCTTATACCTAGCCATATATTTTACTGCCAAATCCACTGCATCTTGCAAGTCTTCCATGCTAACGAATGACGGCTCATCTGAATCAGATGGATATGCAAGTTCTGATAATCTTTCTAATTCTTTTTCATCCTGTCCTATCATTCACTTTCCTCCTTGATCAATCCCCAAGCCCGTGCTTGCATTTCGAAACGAGATTTATTTTCATAAAGGTATGACAACTCTTTTCGTGCAACAATTGTCAAATCAGGAATATCTAAATCTAAGTGTTTAGCACGCTGCAACTCAGACTCGATTACTTCAATCTGGTCTTGGTGATCTTGAATAATTCCCAAGATGTTTTTCTTGTTTAGCATTTTAAAACCTCCTTGATAGGCTGAGTTTCAGTAACTATCCGAACAATGACAACTGACTAGAAGGTTCAAAATTACACCACAATACTTCTACTTTTCTTCCGCCGGCTTCTGTAACGCTGTCAAAGTATAATTTATGCCAGCTGCTCAATTTCTCATCGTATAATTTACTTGAGTATCCACTCAAAATCACATTGCCTTTGAAATTTACTAACTCATCAAGTAAGCGTATATGATCATCATCTGAAAATTCGCAGGCATACATCCTTTTCGACCTTGTTTCAAGTAAATATGGTGGATCGACATAAGCAAGTACATTCTCCCTGTCATATCTGCCAAGTAGCTTAACTGCATCTTGGTGTTCGATTTGAACAGTTTTAAGACAGCTGGCAACTTCTTCAATCCTTTTCCAGACATTCCCCCATTCATTGGGTGTGTCCGGACCATTCGGATTTATAATCGATCTCCAACCAGTGTTATCACTTGTTTTGGCCCCAATAGCTTGCCAGCAACGTATCATCAGTCTTCTTGCGTCTTCAATTGGATCATCACTAACTTCATAGCTCTTTTGATATTCTTCACGACTATGCGGCGTATACTTAATCTTTTCGATTAACTTGTCCGGATTATCTCTACAGACACGAAAAAAATTCACAATCCTTGAATCCATATCATTGATAGTCGAAACTTTTGCAGCTGGTTTATTGAAAAAGACTGCTCCGGACCCAAAAAATGGTTCAACATAGGTTTCATGATCTGGCATAATATCAATAATAGTTCTGGCCAGTTTCCATTTACTACCAGGGTAATTCAATATCCGTTTCATCTTTCTTTGCCTGCTTGCTTTCTATTTTTCATATCTTCAATATTTACAGTCACAGAATCGATATGCTGTAAAGCTTTAGCGGCCTCAATGCGACCTCCAAGACTTAAACCACCTTTACCGTCCTTAATTTTTCGTAACTCATACGATGCTTCCTTCAATATTTCAGTATTTATATTTTCCAACGTGTTTTCTCCCCTTTTCAAAATTACAATAATTCATGTTGTCAACTTCTCGTGTTCAGTAGTTCCATTTATTAAAACCCAAGTTCCAAACTCTCTAATTAATTCCGCTTGTTGTTCGTTGCTTAATTCTCTATAGGACTTCCAAGCCTCAACACTATTAGGATTTGTAGTCATATTTTCTTCATGCAATTGATACAACACACCAATTACGTCATGTACCGCAAAGTACCTTTCTTTTAAGAAATCTAGGACGACTGTCTTATGATCTTTCGGACGGTCAATCACCTCATATCCCAATCAATCCGATCAAAAGCTTCTTCCTTTGCTGCCGCTTCTATTTCTTCTTCGGTAGCATCGTCATCCATTTCAAACGTTTCGTTATATCCGATACCTGCGAACACTGTTTCTAACCAAACATTTACTTTCATAAGTAATATTCCTTTCCTCATTGATTGGCGTGGTTAGTATAGCTTTACCAACCCGTTTTCTTAATTTGAAATTAAGTTACCCAATTATCTTCATACTTTCCAAAGTATTGGTATATCAACCATTTCGCTTATAAAAAATGTTACGGTTGAATTATCAAAAAAGAAAAGGAGTGTTGTACGATGAAAAAGATTTTTCGTTTGTTACTCCTCGGATTCTTGTCTGTTGCTGTATTATCACCAAGTGTAGTTATTGCTGAAGAACAAACTGTTCAAGAACCTAGTTCAAGTGTTTATAGTGAGATTGACGGTATTGCTCCAATGGGAGTTCCGGACTCTGAAACAGTGACGATTGGAAATGGAGAATATTATGATTTTGTTCGAAAAACTATTGTTTTTCCTAGATATTGCACTGGAGGCAGATTTATTCTGATTGAACCTGTAGATAAGATCGCTTCTTACCAAAGATATACAAGTTTTCATAATGATGACCTAGTTCTTGAACCAAGAGGTGACGAAAAATTTCTTGTTGACTTTAGTACAAGAGATGTTGTAAGTGATGGGGAATGCGGAAATTCCTTAACATCCCCTAAAGTCATCTTATATGGATACCGTCTTAGAAATTACGAAGCAGGCCCAGTAACATTTAAGGTATCTTTAGAGTTTAATGTGACTCCTATTTATTAAATTTCCAACTCTATTCAAAATAATTTACTTAAGCAGCGAATTGCATGCTGCTTAGGTTATTTGCTCATTTTTATCAAACAAAATACTGCGTAATAGTGGTCGTTAGACGACCTTTTCGTATGTCGCTTCAAAGATATCTGGCTTGCATGGATAATACTCACCTCGAACGCCTTTGATGATATAATCGCCATCACTGACCTTCATATCACCTTCTAGCGTTTCAATTACAGGGCTGAAACCAGCGATTACACTTAGTAATACCATCGGGAAAGACTCACTCAATTTTCCCTGAGAAATTTCTTCCTTCCATTTCGCCTTATCAAATTTTTCTGCTTCGATTACTACTGGTTTTTTTCGATATTTCATTGTTATTCCTCCTATAATTCCTCCGATTGCTGAAATTCAATTTTAAATACAACTAACTTTTGTTATAATTTTAGAAAAAAGGAGTGATTAGGTGTATAAAACAACAATTTCAGTCGATTTAGATATTCCACGAATAGTAATTTTTTCATACCTAATCCCGTTTCTCGTAAGCTTTTATTTTCTAAAAAAATCAACACTTAAGCGACCGCTTCTCTATTCTTTGATAATCACAGTTGTTTCGGGATCTCTCTTAGCTTATTTCACAGTTCAATTATTATCTTCTTTACTCTGATGATTTGTTTTGAAGTTTCTTTTTTTCTCTGCTATTGCTCCAGTTACCGGAAATAATCTATCCAGTTTTTAAGAGCTACTTTATGATCAATAAAGAACATTCCTATCAATCTTGCTGCTACTTTAAAAACTATGACGAACTCTCGCCCCAGTTCTTTGAAATACTTCTTTATACAAATGACCTCCATTATTGCATCGCAATTTTTCTATAACCAAGCTCAAGCAGTAAATCTGCCTGATTATGAAGTGCATACTTGGGATGTATGGTCAGTATTCTACTTCTCTCAATTTGATCCGCTTTTTCTGAGCTAGTAAAATAGAATTCTTTGCTACGCTCATTCACTACAAGCGCATCTTTCTTATAAAAATAAATCCTAAACATTCGCAACACTCTTTTCTTCTATTTCGGTTTCATCGCATTCCTCATATCTATATCTTTTACCAAACCTATCCTCCTTCCCAGCAGATGCATATTGCCTAATAGTTGAGGCATTCATAGTTGATCGTTTGGCTATCTCTTTGGCTGTTCCCCTAAGAACAACCCGACCTTTTAACGTGACGACAACAGTTTTTTCAGGAACATCCCGACCCTTGAACATTCTTTTCCCTATTTCATCAGCTTCTTTTTGTATTTTTTCATCAGTCCAATAATTCGGATGTGCCATCAAAAACCTAAACCGTTCGCTATCTGTTACCAAATTGACTTCTCCTTCCTGATTTCTAGCATTGTCTTTTTATCTATCGGTTCGAACTTTTTATTGCCTAACAATTTGTAGTAATTTCCTGCCTGTGTTCCTAGAACTTCAAAGCGATTGCCGTCCTCGTCAATGATCACGCCATGAAGTTGTGCTTTATTCTTTTGATTCGGTGCATAATTTACTAAATCCCATCCGATTTCATCGCAGAAGTTAGATAATGCTGCAGCAATAAGATCAACGTTGTATCTATAACCCATCCTGATCACTCTTTACTGGATTTAAGAAATCAACAAAGCCTGGTGTTCTTACTTCAAATTCTTTTACTTCGTTCTCGGTCATATAGAGCCGTCCATATCTAGTTTTCATATCACACCAAACTTGCCAAGGGATGAATGCATATGTGTTCTTCACTCTGACACAAACACCCGTCATTGCTCCCATCAGTTGATGATAGTTAAGCTTTTTCTTCTGCTCACTAGAAATGACATTTGACTTGATTTGATCGCTCTGAGTAGCTTTTACCTCAAAGGCTATTGATCGACCGCCTTTAAGCGTTCCGGCAAAGTCTTGTTGTGCCAAACCTGTAAACACGCCTTTGAAAAATCCATCGCGGAACGTAGCAATAACTTTAAAATGTTCTGGAACTCTATTGATCTCTGCTATCTCATGAATACGGTAATACTCACATCCAGCAAGGATCATTTCTTCAAGCTGTTTACCTACCTGATTGTTTACGCGACTTTGCCAACTTTTTGAGTAGCCCATCTGGACCCACCTTTCCAACTTTTGACTTGAAATACTTATATGCATGTTTTGAATCGAAACTAGCAAACTCAATAAAATTGCTGCTGCCAACAACATCATTGAACTTTATATGCTCATCCAAATAATTCATTTGATTAGGAGTCATAAAATGAAATGACATAGTTCCATTCGAAATAACCGATTTTTCTTTATAGAGTTTGAAGCTGCCACGTGGAAAAAAGAATGAAACGAGTAACAGAAAATACTCCTTCATCTCATAGATTTTGTCCTCTTCATCTAGGCAAGCAATCAAAAACTGTTTCCTTTTCATCTATCCACCTACCCTGGTCTTATTGCATCGTGTCTCAATAGTTCAACAGTGATATGCCATCCTGAATCCTCGAAATGCCTTACTTTGATTTCTCCGATGGCCTGATAATCTGGATAATTCTTTAAAAGTAATTCTTCTCCGGCATCCGTTGAAGTAGCGATCTTCTCAAACTTTCTAAGTGAATACTTATAATCATTTTTGGTCTCGTACGGTTTCACTAAGTTCTTGCTTGAAGACCATCGCTTCTGGCCTTTTTTCCACCGACCATTTTTATACTTTTCCTGACTGGTCAAATACATCGCCAAGTCATGAATACCACCTGACTCCGACATCTGAATTAAGTCTGCATGAGTACGACCGAGTTTCTCTTTCTTCTTACCTCGACCGACTGACCAACAATCCTCAATTGCATCTCTTGACGGTCCACGATTAATTACTACATGATGATGCAGCCTTTTTACATATCCCGTGTCATCGTCATACTGAAATTCTGTAAACCACATATACTTAAGCTCTTCGTTTGTCTTTTTGTATAAACGGCGAAGTTTTGAAAGAAAGTTATCAATCACTCTTTTTGCATCATCGGGCGTTGCTGGTAAATACTTACTTTTGTAGGTCAGTGTCAGATAATAGTCTTTCTCAGTAAAATTCGAGTACAGCAACCATTTAGCATACTGCTTACTATTTTTATCGTTTAGATTTCTTTGAGCCGGTCTTGAGACTTTCTTCTTTCTTTTCCTTGATCTCCTGTTTGCCTTCTCCTGCTCACTGGTCCTAACGAAAAGAGATAATTCTTTGTAGTCTCCAGCGTGTATTGTTTTCTCTCTTACAAACGACCTCATTTGACTACACCTTTTCTTGATATTCTGTTTGTCCGTAAAGTTAATACCTATTACGAGGACAATAAAACGCTGATATATCAACGTTTTTTTGCAAAAAATATCTGAGAATGGTATACTTGTCTTGTCGAACGAGTTATACCAAACTCAGAAGTCACCTTTTCGCGGAGGTGGCTTTTTTATTTAAGCAATAATAGTTAATTGGTTATTAGCAATTTCATCCCGTAATTCCATTTCAAGGTATTCTTTAATAGATTCCATTGCATACGAGCGCCACATTCCCCCATCTGCTTCAAAAAGAGCACAATCACCGTGTTTGTTAATTCGGAAAATGAAAGCACTAACAGGTTGTTCAATTTCTAAAAATGATCTATATGGCCGCAACTCAGCAGGACTAGGAACTTCCGCTTTTCCTTTTGTTCCAGCTCCTACTTTTACAGTTGCAGTTTGAGAAACACCATCATCTTCTAAGTCGCCGCCACCTTCAATTCGGATAGCACTGGCGCATTTCAGTAGTGCCTCTGCATCACGATCACGAACAAATAGCGATTGAAGATTAATAATGAAACGTTCAGAATCCATGAATTGACCGTAAGGGAACTTTTCCATCGAAGCAGTCGCAGCAATTAGGTTTTCTCTTTTCCTATCAACATCCAATTTTGAATAGACCCGAACCTTTGTAGGACTTACCACATGAATCAATAAACTATCACTTGCCCGATTAACCACATCATCAAATTTTGAATGCAGATAATCGACAAGCCCTGTCAAAGAGTTCACTTGAAGTGGATCAGCGTACTTGATGCCTTCCAATTCTTGTAGTGTTGCCTTTGATCGATCAAAATACTTCTTTCCGCCCTCTTCAAAAATCACTTCCTTTTGATTATCCAATTCAACTGCGTATTCCAACGCTTCCTTAATATTTTCTGCCATTTCCATTCCTCCTAATTAGTTTGAGCTTTGCCCCTAAAATCAATTACTCCGTTCTGAGCCTGTTCCTGTTGTGCCTCAATTTCTTCCACTGGCGTGCCTTTGTCATCCTTTAATGTGGCATCCTTCTCATCGAAAAACATTTGTCCTACTTCTCCACTTTTGATTTCATTAGCCACAACCGTTCCATCTCTTTTCTGTCCGATTTCAACTTTAGAAGAAACGGAATCACGTGGCACAAGCTTGGACTTCACTTGCGTAGCCAAACGAACTTGATCACGGTATTCATCCCCTAAAACATCAACAGTGATAACGATTTGTCTTTTCTTAGTGGCATCTGTGTTCGGGTCCATGATGTTTTTTGTAACTTCGGCAAACTCATAATTGAATCTCTCTTGAAGTGCGCCGTTATCCATTTCGCTTAGCAAAACGTTAATTTCTTGCATTTATATCACCTCCATCTGAATCGGACTTTGGAATCTATTTCTAAGAATTTCCAACAAATGATCATATTGCTTTTCCGTGCATAAGAAGAAAAGCGTTACTTCTACTTCCTCGTCAGTATCAAATGAATTGTTTTCGAACTCGCACACTGAATCAAACTGATTCCACACAATACTTTTGATTTTTTGAATATATGGCTTCGCATATTTTTTACTTACTGTAAGTTTTAGTTGTTTTTCTTTAATTAACGTAAATTCCATCTTCAATACCTCCGAAACTCTAATCTTGTCTTTCTGTATTATTAGGATTGAGCATGATATAATAATCTTGCTGAGATGAGTTAAATCATGACTCATTTGAAAGACCTCCATTCTTGGTGGTCTTTTTTAGTGTTCAATTGCAGCTTTCATTTCTTCTTTCCTCGATCGACTAGGGAATCTATGAACCAATCTCTCAACCGGTTCGCCTGATTCTCTATCAAAATATATAAGATCGTCGCCGTTTAACTGAAAAGTTGAGACACGGCCATTTTCTTTCCCAAGGATCGTATAAACTTCAATCCCTTTTCGTTTATTGATTTTGAATTCTCGTACCTCGATTCCTCGACTTTCAAGAATTTCAATACTAGGCGCTATTTTCATGGCCGACATCCTTTGCTTTTTTTCCTCGTTTCACCACATCATCGCCATGTTCAAACATGAAAAGCAGTAATACAGTAATTAATCCTGCTCTGTAATCAATGAGAGTCATCGCAATGATTGAAAGATTTGTTACTAAGTTAAACATCGTTATCTTTTTAATCGGAAACACTTTCTCACCTCCTTATGCTGTTTTTTGAATTCCTTTATTCTTTCTTGCTACATACTCATAAAGAGCAATTGAACTGAATCGCCAATCAGTACCAACTTTTTGGCCTGGAATAGTTCCCTCTTTTGCATACTTTCTGACCGTATCAGGATGCACTTTCAGATATGTTGCTGCCTGTGGGAGCTCCCACACCTCATTTTTGATTTCGTTTTCTGCCAATAAGACCTGCAAGTCTTCTAAGCTTGCTTGAATGATCTGTTGCATCTCTTCCGCCTCCTATTAATTTACTAACTTATTAATTCAGACTTATTTTTCATCCTGATTGTATAACTTAAAGTTGACCTGTCTCCAAAAAAAATATTTTCCTCAGAAATTCCGTATATACTTGACAATTGTTTGGCTAAACTAATCGGTACGTCTGTTGCATCCTTTTCATATTCTGCCAGTCTCTGTCGTGTAATATCTACTCCATAACTTTCTTTTAATATATTTACGACATCACCTTGCTTTAGATCAGAATTGACTCTTGCTGCCTTCAATGAGATTTGAAGCATTCCTCTCACCTCCTCGAACCAATGATAATCTAACTTAAAGTTATAGTCAAGCGTTTTGTATAACTTACGAATAACTTTGTGTTGTGTTTTATAACTTAGTGTTATACAATAGCTTTAAGAATACTAGGAGGAACCTAAAATGGCAGAAAGCATTATTGGTCGTCAAATACAATCATTAAGAAATAAATATAGAATGACTCAAGAGGATTTGGCTTCTAAATTGGGAGTGAGTAAGCAAACTGTTTCTAATTGGGAAACTGGTTTAAAAACTCCTAGAATGGGAGCAATTCAAAAGCTATCAGAACTTTTTAATGTTTCAAAAAGTTTCATCATTGAAGGTAAGCAAGATAATCAAGATGGTCTTTTAGCTATCTACGACCAACTTGATGATGCGCGAAAAAATGAAGTCATTGATTTCGCTAAATTTAAATTAGTTGAGCAAAATAGATCACAAATCTTCACTCTAGCTGCCCATTCTGATGATCCAAACAAGATTGTCTCTGATGATGATTTGAACAATATTAATTCTGCTCTTGATGAAATGGATAGGAAATTTGATAAAAAGTAGGTAGGTTTTTCAAATGGATAGATATGAAATGATGTTAGATAAGATAAGTTCCGAATTACCTGTAATCGAAGGAGACTTGGAGAAGTTGACTGGCTTTACAGGACTCTACAGAAATGGAAGAGTGTATCTTGATAAGAATAAAAGGATAAATGAAAAAGTTGTACTTTTAGCTGAAGAATATGGTCATCATAAAAGAACTGTAGGAAATATTGTTAATTATCGTGATCCGAGAGCATGGAAAGAAGAATGGAAGGCTAGACGTTTTGCAGTCGAAAAAATCGTATCTCTGGATGATTTATTAAATTGTGCGCTTAACGATTGTCATAACAAATATGATTGTGCTGATTTTCTTGATGTTACTCCTGAATTCATAGAAGAATCTTTAATACACTACTTCAATAAATATGGAACAACTCACTATCATCGTAACTATCAATTTTTCTTCGACAGTGAATCAATTAGCATACAACACATTAGACATTCCAGTTGATTATAAGTTTTAAGTACTTTTTTCAATTTACATAAACCACTATACGATTTATTTACAAATATTGAGGAGTTGAAAATCATGATCAAAGATTTAGTAACCGAAAATAGGTATCCTATAGTTTTTATTGGTTCTGGAATATCAAAAAGATATTTAGAAGAATTTCCAACATGGGAAAGCCTATTAAAAGAGTATTGGGAAAAAATTGGTGAGAAACAGAACTTTTTTGCTCATCTTCGTTCGATACGTCAATCTATTAGTTCTAGTAATGACACAGATGAAAATAAAACTTTCAATGCTAATACACTAGTGGCTTCTGAAATTCAAAGGAAATTTGATGATCTTTTTTATAATGAAAAGATCATCGTCGAAGGTCTAACTATAGATGAGGCATATAAAAAAAGTATTTCACCATTCAAATTTGAAATTGCGAACAGATTTAGAAACTATACAATTTTAGAAGACAAGTTAGATGAGATAGAAGATTTTAAACTTTTCCTTTCTAAAGCAAAAGTTATTGTAACCACGAATTATGATACTTTTATCGAGGATCTTTTAAACGAAGTGGGAGCCAAACCAACAATTTATGTCGGTCAAAATGGTTTTTTCGATCCAACGCATGATTGGTCGGAACTATACAAAATACATGGTGATATAGGTTTGCCAGATTCAATCGTAATTACAGAAGAAGACTATCAAAAATACGATAAGAACTCTATCTTATTAAGTGCAAAACTTCTCGTAAATATGATCGACTCCCCAATTGTTTTTATTGGTTACTCATTGACTGATAGAAATGTAAGGAAATTATTAAACGACTTCTCTTCTCAGCTTCCAAGAGAAGATATACGAAAAACAACCAATAGGATTGCGATTATTCAATATAAAGACGGCGATATGACTGTGAATGAAGAAATGTATCGCGATCAGTCTCTTGATCTTAATTATCTACTAGTTTCTACTGACAATTATTCTTTCTTTTATAATCAGATTAGTAAAATAAATGAAGGTTTATCTCCTCACGATATTCTTAGATATCAACGAGCAATTAAAAATATTGTAATAAATGCGGGTTCTCACGGTGCTCTGGATACTGTACTGGTATCTCCGAAAGAGATGGAAGAACTAGAAAAACAGATAGAACGGGGGAAAAATATTGTTGTCGCTCTAGGTGACAAAAAATACTTATATGTTATTCCAGATCTTGTCAGTTATATGAAAGATTATCTATTTGAGGAAAGAGACATTATGCCAAATGTAGCAATGGAGTTTATTGGAAACGAAAATGTACCTACTAGGACTCCTTTTGCAAGATATATTCTTGAGAATGATATTCACAAAATGGGACTAAGCGAGGATAAAATAAAGAAAATTGAAGATAAAATAAATACACATGGTGAATTGGAGACCATCAAAGAATCAGTCCCACAGAATTACAAGAAGAAATACACTGCCATTACTGATATTTTCCACACCACTTATTCGATGATTCGAAAAGTAGATTTAACAACATATAACATAGACAACATTCCATTTGAAGATGTCGAAGATTATGTACTTGGAGAAGGTTTTCAATTATTTAGGGAGGCCCATATAGAAAAGAAAACAGCTTTAAAAAGCTCACTTCGAAGACTATTTTTTGCCTACGATTTACTTAAGCATGGAGATATAAAAAACCCCAAATCCACCTAAAATGGAAGAGGGGCATTTAATGTTGACGACAGCCTACCTATCTAAAATAGATAAAACTTTCGTTAATGATCTAAAAGTATTATACAATTTGTATCTTGAAATGTAAATGAAAAAGGAAAAAAACATTTATTTAAAAAATAACACGACCTCACCCCGCCAAGAGTAACAGTCGTGTTTCTACATTCCCAATAGATGCTAGGAATCATTGTGTCTATTGTATCAAACTGAAAGGTATGATTCAATTATGACAAAGAGAAAACGAGAACTTACTGGTACCGTCGAGGACTTAGGAAATGGAAAATATAAGTTAAGAGTTTTAGTTGGCTATTACGAAAACGGGAATCCTAACAGAAAAAGCAAAAATGTAGCAGCGAAAAATTTAAGAAAAGCATATGCCTTATTAGATGAATGGATTGAGGAGTTCGAAGATGCTGGAATAAACAACGCTGATCTGTTAACAATCACTTTTGGACAGTTTATTAATCAGTTTTGGGAAAAAGAAGCTAAAGTCAATCTTGAACCAAAAACATTTCATAATTACAAGAAGCATTTGGAGAATCGTTTTATTGATAAATTTGAATATTTGCCTTTAAGAGATATCAAGCCATACATGATTAAGGAAATAATAATTAATGCCAAACGAATTAATACCAAAGATCCGGGTCGTAACTCCGAAAAACCTCTCAGTAGATTTACTAAAAAGCAAATGCTTTATGCAATTGGGAATGTCTTCATGGTTGCTCAAGAAGAATATGGATTGATTAAATCGAATCCTACACATTCAGTTAAAATTCCAAAGGAAAGTGGAGTAAAAAGAAACGTTCAGGAGCCTTATTCTGAAGAGGAAATCAACTTAATGCTTACCGCGGCATTCACCGAGTCAGATATGGTGAAGGCAATTGTTTTGACGGCTTTTATTAGTGGAGCCAGACAAGGCGAAATTGTGGCACTAGAAGAAAAAGATATTGATTTTGAAAACCAAAAGATCATTTTTCATCAACGAATTTCCGAGGTTGACTCAAAGTCTGAGATTGTTCTACTTCCTGGTCTAAAGAATGGCGACGACAAAAAAGAGATTTCGGGGCCTACTTTTCTTTTCGATGCATTAAAAGTATTAATAAAGGAAAACAAAAAAATTCGATGGAAGCTAAATGTAAAAAAATTGGACCATTATTTCATTTTTGATACTAAACAAGATGGCACTCTTCCGAGAGGAAGTTATCTATATAAAAAGTTCAAACGTTTTACAAAAAGACACGGATTGCGCCATATAAGATTTCATGATATCCGTCACACATCCGCCACATATCTACTCAGTAATCCTGAAATGACAGCGAAAGAACTACAAGAGCGGTTAGGTCATCGTGATTTCAATACTACGATGAACATCTATGGTCATGCCTTGAAAAAACAGAAAGATACAGCGACTAAATCATTTGAAAAGTTTGAAGAATTATCAACCAAAAGTTTAAAATAACTATATGATATATAGTTTCTGGGGCAGGATTAGGGGCAGAACACTATATTTCTCTGAACTATACCCTATGATACACCCTTTGATATTCCTTTCATATCATGCCGTATCATCTTTTAACATCATTAAATAACAGGCTCTTAATCAGCGGGTCGCGGGTCCGAGCCCCTCACGGCCCATTGGGTGCCAAACCCAC